TAATATTAACAAAGTTATAATTACTAGTTACAGTTCGGATGACTCTAACTACATCTAATGCATCTTGCAGAGCATCATGGGTTACTTCTCCAGATAATTGGCATCGATCCATGCACGTCTGTAAATTTGGTAAACTTTCATCCTCTTGCCAGTCCATTAATAGAATCGCTGGGTCCAGGATACGTTGCCTCATTTGAATTGAGCTCATCCAATTTGGAAGTTTCTGTAAAAATACTTTATCAAAACTTGCAAAGTTTTTACCAGCAACATTAATCTTTACGCCGCCAGTTGCTTCACATGGAAATCCATTTGTGATTAACCACATTTGAAAAGATTTTGCAACCAAGCCTGCAGGTAAAATATTATGGGCCTTTCGGTATTCCAAACGTTCTTCCTTGGTTTTATTTTCAAGACCTCCTAAGATTTTTAGGATCCATGAATTTAAGGAAAGAGCAAATGCACTTCCAACATAAGCTTCATGTTCAATGATACACTGAAATTTAGGCAATTGATTGTATGGTACGGGATTTTGAGTGTCTTCAATCACTGCACCAATTTGAAGAATTTGACAAGACTCTGGATTTAGACCAGTAGTCTCAATATCTATTGAGATGTATTTCATATGTATAGATTAAAATGGTAAATCGGCATCATCACTAAATGAGCTAGCTGGTGCAGCTGATTTTTTAGGACCAGTGTCAATTCCAAGACTACGGAAAATTTCATCATCTTCGTCCTCTTCTTCAACTTTTTTACTTTTAGTAGATGCACGTTGTTGACCGCTAATTCGGTATGCCTCAAGACTATTGAAATATTTGGTTTGACCAGCTTTATCAGTCCAGTCTCTGCCTTTTACATCAAATGAAATAGAGACCGTATCTCCAACTCCATATGAATCAATCATATCGCATTTATCTTGGACTAGTCCAAATATTATTTTTTGTGGGTACTTGTCCCCTGATTCAATTACAAACTCTCTTTTGCGAAAGCCTTTGTTAAATGTCTGTGCTGGGAATATTTCGATAATTACCCCTGTTAATTCAAATGCCATATTAGAAATCGTGATTAGTTATTTTTATATCATAGTTAGTAAAATTTTCAAAATCTTTGCGGTCTGCCTCAAGTCGACGCTCAACTGAATCTCCTGGCATATTGCGACTAAGCATACGCTTACGTCTAATCTCTTCATCAATATCAAAAAAGATTACTAGTGACTCTTTACGTGCATCATCAGATAAGTGGGCTAAACCAGACGGGGTCATAATAAAGACATCATCTTCTTCAAATTGTTCAACCGTTGTTCCATATATCCAGTTATTAAATGCAACCCATTCGTAAAACTGATCCATATCAATCATATCTTGAGCTTGAGGACGTGTCATAAAGAAATAATCTTTTCCATCTATTTCGCCTTCTCTTGGCGGCCGTGTTGTGTAACTGATTGCGTATTTAAACCCGCGATCTTCAAATTTTTTGCGAAGGAAATCCTTGCCGCTTGCGGCTTTGCCGACTAAAATTATTCTTTTGCTCATATATTAAATTAAAATTCTCTCTTTTGGCCGTGAACTGCTTTGAATACTGGAAATCTTAGTGAGTGAGCACCATGTTGATCAGTAGTTTCTTCAAAGAATTGTACGGTAATTGTTTTACCTAAAATTTCATTTGGGTTTTCGTGATAATGGCGTCTTTGTTCAAGATTAAAGCCTGAACCTACTCTAACTGTATTGCCTTTATGTTCTACAATTACAGCTTTTAACATAAGCTCTTCAACTTCCTTACCCATATCAATAATACGATTTACATCAGATTCAAGATCAATTACAACATATTCAGCATCATGCATCTTTTTAACCTTAAGCAGGTTCTTTGAACGTTTGCCTTCGTAACCAATATCCTTACGCATCATTACTCCTTCATAACCCATTTCAGTTGCATCAGCTACAATTTTTTCAAATTCTTCAACTGATTTTATTTGAAATTGAGGTAACGGTTCAGCATAGGTTAAGTCAGTTACAATTGCATTTAGGATAATTAGTCTAGCTGACAGAGAAACATCTCCAGCTTGATTCCAAAATTCAGATGCTTCTAAAAAATCAAATACATAATACTTTGGAGTTTGAATAGTATGGTTCTTTCTGCCAATTTCTTTGATAATACCTTGGAAATCTTCAAGTCCGCCTTCTTTCATAACGCAAACTTCTCCATCCAATATTTTATTCTTTAATCCAAGCTTCTTAATATCTTGGGCTAATATTGAAAGAGTTAAGAATTCATTGCCTGCTCGTGAATAAAATTTAGGTTCTCCATCTGCATCAATTACAGTAATACAGCGAACTCCATCAAGCTTACGACTTGCCCACCATTCCCCAGAGTCAAAGTTTACCTTTTTTTCATTACCATCAAACTTCTCAGCTAGGGCAACATCAAAGGTAGGCACTGTGCCTGGCATTACTGAATTAATTAGGGTGGTAGTTGCTCGTGTTTTTAGGTTTCTGTCTATCACATCATAGATGACATCTGCGAACTCCTGATTCTTGGCAATAAAACCATTAACTACTTGGATAGCATTGTGGCCTGTGATTAGCCGTTCATTCAGATCATCAAGTAAATCAAATAGATCATCATAGTTATCAAAACTAAGATCCTGACGTTTCTTTAGGTTATCCGAAGTAACATAATACTGCTTAAATGGAGAATACACATATTCAAATAGTTTACGTAATACTGGAGTATCATACTTTTTAAGTATCTCTTTTTTATCATTTGTTGAAGAAGTTGCTTTCATTTCTTCAATAAATTGTGCAACTACTTTAAAATCTAGATTTGTCATATGGCTATTATACTAAACAAAAAAAGCCGCTGACGCGGCTTTTAAATAAAAAGTTAAAAATTAAGCTTGAGGTTCTTGATTAGCAAGTTCTTCCTGCTTTGCAGTCTCTAACTTAATCTGATTAATGATTTGATCAAGTTGCTTCATTTCCATTACTGGATTGTTAAGAGCAATTGCAATTCTAAAAATTCGTTGTGCTGATTCCATACTAGAACCTTCGAATTTATTGATAAGGATTGCAGCAGCTTCAACCGCAGAAGCTTGAATTTGAACTCCAGCTGATTCAGCCTCTTTTTCTTCTTGCTCAAGACGTGCAATTGCAGAAGAGAATCCCATGAAACAATTCATAATCATAAAAGCTTCATTTGGACCAGTGAATCCAAATTTACCGTCATTACATGAATTTTTAATCCATTTTAGATCTTTAATGTCCAAATTAACTTGGAAAAATCCAGTTCTTTTGTTAATTAGCATGTCTAATTCTGACATGTCAGCTTGAGGTTCTTGAATTGGCTCTGACTCTTCCATTTCAGCTTGAGGTTCTTCGATAGCTACGGTAGCTTCGTCCATTACTAATTCATCAGTAATTAATTCTTGTTGATTTTCCATTTTATATAAAATTTGTTGTTTAGCTATTTTACTAAAAACAGTGAAGGAGTTTTAGGAAATTCTATCTAAAATTATTAATTGTGCTCTGGATACTTTTGAATAGGCATCTTTAATATCAATAAAGCCAGCCCAGTCGATTTCTTCTGGCTGTAATTGACTTTTTGGGATAGCCAATCCATCTAGTCCAATTTCAGCAAGATCTGAAATTCTGCAAATAAAATAATGAAGTGAGCTTTTATAGTTGCCGTCTTTATCGAAAACTTGAACAGTTTCAACAGCCGGTTCTAATTTATCAGGTGAGAGCCTAATTCCAGTTTCTTCAAGAAGTTCTCTAAGCGCAGCATCAAGAAGTTCTTCGCCTTCTTCAATTTTGCCTTTTGGAATTCCCATAATTGGTCTAGTCCAACTGCCATTAGTTGGATGAACTAGTAGAATCTTTTTTTGATAAAGAATAGCTACACCGGCTCCATCTGAATATTTCTTTGTTTCTGCCAAGAAATTAGAAAATGTTTTAATCATTGTTTAGAGATTGACGGTACTGTGCATTACGAATCTCCTGTCTACGTTTTATACTTGGTTTTATAAATTCCTTTCGGGAACGTAACTGCTTTACTGTACCGGTTTTTTCAAATTTGCGTTTTAAAACTTTAAGAGCCCTGTCTAAAGTTCCATTGTCTTTTACGTTTACTATTAACATAGATTTATTATACTAAAGAAGATTTAAGCGCAGCTAAACTAGCAGTATATGAGGCTAAGTCAAAGCCGTATGTCGCAAGCATATCTGTGCTGTATTGATTTCCTCTAACTCCAATACACCATTGTGCAAAGGCTTTTTTCTCAATTAAAGAAATATCATTGGTTGCGCCACTATCTTTCATTACCGACAATACTCCACCAGAGGTTCCTCTAATTGCGGCATACATTCTATCTAATTGTCCAGTTGTGTATTTTGGAGAAATTAACATGTAAAGTCCATGAATTGCTCTTTCGTCAGTCATACTGATTAGTGATTCTTGAGTCTTTATGTTTATTGCCTGCAGTATCATATTAACTTGAGGGTCAGTTGCTGCAGATCCTGCAATTTTATTAGCTGCACCAATTGCATCAATTTGAGTTGGCTTATCGCCTCCACTTAGTGGACTTATCCATGTGGTAAAAATGTCACCAGTATCAACTAGGAATTTACCGGTTGCTGATTCTGCCAGTCTACTATAAAATCCACCTAGTGCTTTACACTTATTGATTTGAGCATTAACCCAATCCATATGAGCTTTGTCCCAAGTCTTTCCAAATTTTTCAATCGATATTGTAATTAGAGCAGCAACAACTTCATTCATCTTACCTTTTGGGTCATATGCTGCAAGCTTTTCAATACTAACATTTTGACCTGTTACTGTACCAGCGGCACCTGCTACTGAAAGTTCAACTTTGCCGTTTGTAATTTTCCAATTAACATTAGTCATGTCTGAACCATTATCGTGTTTAACCATTACCGTTCCAGTAGTTTGGTCAGCTTCATGACCAGCAATAACGGCAGTTTGTACTTGTTTCCATTGAGCTGCATAAGAGCCTCCAGCCTTTCCGCTTTTTATTTGCTCAAGTGCTTTTGCTGGATCAGCATCAGCTTCTAAAATAGCAGACTCATTAATTTTATATTTTGATAGCTCTAAGCCCCTTGCGTAATTTGAAATATTCATAAATAGATTTTATTTTTTAGAAAGTTAATGCGCCCTTTTTAGTTGTTACAGTTGTAGCAGCTACCTTTTCTGCAGGTTTAGCAGCAGTTGCTGCTTGAGCAGCCGGCGCTTTAACTGCTGCAATTTGTTCAGGTGTTACCTTGGCTAAGGCTGCATCTAATTTAGCCGCAATTTCTGCTGTAATTTCAGTAACTGGAACCGTTGGAGTACCAACTAAAATTGCAATTGCTTTAGCAGTTCCACTTCCATATTTACCAATTGCTCCACCTTTAGTATTAATTGCAGCAGCAGCATCTCCGCCGCCTGCAATAATTTTTTTCTGTAGGTCTTGAATTTTTTGATCAAATGTTTGAGTAGCTTTTAATCCAACTGAGGTACTAGCAGTAGTAGTTGAACTAGCAGCAGTTGTTGAACTAGCGGCAGTTGTTGAACTAGCGGCAGTTGTTGAACTAGCGGCAGTTGTTGTAGATACTGTAGCAACTCCACCTTTTGCTCCATTTTTTTCAACGTATGCTGGATTAACTAAATTTGCTGGTATATTTCCACCAGTAGTTTTATCCTTTGCCTCTATTCTTTTATTATCGTTAGTAACTCGTAAGTCAGGCAAATCTTGGATATTCCAAGCAACCAATTCAACGTCTGATCCTTCAACTGTAGCACTTGCTCTATGTGGAACTTTTGTAACATCATATGTAACCCACATACCTGCAACTTCGCCTGTTCGAAGTTGACCAGTTGCATAAGGTAAAAAAGCAACTTGTGCTTTATAAACATTTTGACCAATTAAATTAGTTTTATTTTGAACACCTAAATCAATAATAGCTAATAAGTTATGATTTGGAATCTTTTTTTCATCTTTAGTTACTGATAGAGCATCATAAGACTTCCACCAATTTTTAAAATCAGGGTCTTGAGAAAGTTCTCTTAATATTGTATTAGATGGATTAGTTTCGTCAACTGCTCCTTCTTCTCCACTACGTAATACTACGTTCCATCTTTTTATTTCGCCTTCTTTTGGATTTGCAACTGAAATCTTTCCAACTGTTCTGGCTTCATCAATTACTGGCGGTTTTTTAAATTCGTCAAATGTTTTAACAAGTGTCATTTGTGTTTACTTATTTTTAGTTATTTATTATGCAAAATTAAAGGTTTTAGTCCTAAATAAACCTTCATTAGTTTGATTATTTGGAAGTTTTAATTCTGGTGGAGTTCCATTTTTTATTTCTTCAAGTGCTAGTTTTTCAGCAGCATCTGCTTCTTCTTGAGACCATGAACCGTCCTTAACTCCTTCTTGTAAATACTCACGCATTCTTGAAGCATCTTTCATATTTAAACTAACTGTACCAGTTTTAAAATCCCATACGTCGGCTAAGGCTGCCTTAGTTGAAAGAGCTTGAGAATTTAGTGCACTTTGAGCATCAATTGAATCGTCTAATCCCATTGATTTTAAAATTTGCTTAGTGTATTCAGTACTCTTCTTTTGAAACTCGGCTGCTGCCTTTGGATCATCTGCCATATTTGCAGTACCTCCAAGTAGAGCAGTTGACCCTGGGAAATTTGCACAATGTGCGCCAACTGTTGCTTTAACAGCGTCGTTCATTAGATTACAATTAGTTTTACCGCCATTTGCTTTTGCCTTTTTAATAGTCTCGTCATTTTTCTTAATGACTTCTTCTACAGCAGATGACTCAACTGGGGTTTTAGTTTCTGGATTAGTAAGTTTAACTTGATCAGCAGCCGCCTGATTAGCAGCTGCATTATTTGCATCTACTGTAGAATCTCCAGTAGATATTGAATCTTCTTCATTTACTGCAGGAGTTAAGGCTCCTCCAATTAAACCAGATGCGGCTGAATTTGCCTTGCCAGTTGCCATTTGTTTAATACAATCCCAACTACCATAACGCTGCCATGCAAGTCTAGAAATAAAATTAAGTAGCCTTTTTAGAAATATACCTCTAGTTGCAAGAGCTCCGCCGGCTTTTGTTAATTTAGCCAATACATAAACCGTATCATCAAAGTTTTTAACACCCTGAATAAAAATTTCAGGTTTGGTTGCCCATGGCGTAAATGCCCTAACTTCAGCTTTTGATAAATTTTTAGCAACAGCTGGATCAGTTAACATTGTTTTAAAAACTTTGCGAATATCATCAACCTTTCCGTCCTTTGCAAGTTGAGTAATATATTCTCCGCTTGGCTTCCAGTCATACTTCTTTGCAAAATATTCAGTTAATTTTGGATCCTTTTTAATAATTTGATCAATTGCATCAACCGATGCTCCAATTAATTCATTTTCAACCTTTGCAGCTTTTGCTACTTGCTGGAGAGCCTCGGGTTGACCTGCAATTGAGGCCATAAATTTTTTATCTTGCTCAACCGCTTTTAGTAAGTCAGCTGAATACCCTCCTTCTTTTGCATAAGCCGTAATTACCGCTGGGTCAAAATCTTTATATGCAGTTGAATTAAGTATAGCTTTTCCTTGTGGACTAGTTGCTGCATATTCAACGCCTTTTTTAGAAATTACCGTATCTGCTAATTTATCAGCGCCTTTTGCAATTTCTTTTTTAGTAGCTTCTTCTCCTAATAATTTAGCCGCAGTTTCAAAATTACGACCAAATAGCGCAAGTTGAGCTTCAAGTCCAAGTCTTTCAAATGCTTGGACTGCTTTTACTCCATATTTTCCAACAATTGGAACTAAATTAAAAACAGTTTTTATAAAATTAGTAACAAATTTAAGTACACCAACTGCAACTGTTCCAAAAAAGTTAGCAACTCCTTTAAATAAAGAGACGATTATTCCCGAAATGCTTTTATTGCCTAGTGTTCTAATTCCATTTTTTAAGGCAAGAACTGCTGGCCCAATTTCGGTTGCAGAACTTCCAGTTCTGCATAGAATTTTGGTTAATTTTTCAAGTAGACTAAGAGCTGGTTTAGGTAACCATTTAATAGTTTTTAAGAAATTTGAAGTTTTAGTAACGTCAATTGCAGCAATTACACTAAGTATCATTGATACGTATTCGCCTTTGTATAAAGAAATTATTGCAGATAGGATATTTGCAACTACGTCAATTGGAAATCCAACCCAAGTAAAAGGAACAATCCCAATTACGTCTAACACTAATCTTAGAATATTTAGACCCATTTCAGTTGGATCTGGGTCAGCAACTAGGGCTTTTACAAAGTTCATAACTGAACTCATTACGCCTTCGTTAATTAATTGGACAGTATGTAGGTATGATTCGTTAAGTCTAAGTTTAATGGTATCATATCCCTGTCTAACCAAAAAGTCTTCCTTTTTGATAATATCATTAATATCTTCAAAATTTTCAAGTAAAAAAACTTGATGTTCAAAGATTTCTTCTTCTGAATGATTAGGGGTTCTAGGTTTACTTAATTTACTAAAGTCAACTGCATCTAAGGCAGCCCAAAAAGACTCAGGGATATTTTGAAAGTATTGAACCAGTTTTTCGTTAACTGGTTCAGCCCCTTGACTAAAGTACTGGTCTGCTGAAATTACATATCTCATTAGGTAGTAATGGTAATTTCTTATTATTTATTCGAGTGATCGGGTATTAAAGTGAATCGGCAATCTGGCGCAATATTTTAAAATAGTCACCAGTTGAACAATCTGATAGAAATTTACAAATCTCAAAAAAATCATCTACTGTATCAAATGACATTGCTGGATGAAATCTTGGGTCTTTATAAGAAACTGGAATAGTTCCAAATATAACAGATTCATAAACCCTAGCCGGAGTGAACCTTTCTTTTAGGTAGAGATCCTTACTTACATTTATTGAAACTTGAGACATCTGCATGTCCACCCAGATTGCTTCACGATTTTCTCTTGGGCAAAGAGCAACATTACGCATTGTATCAATCCAGCTTTCCAAAGTTGGATGGTGCTTTGCAGCAACCGTCATAGTAAATGAACTTTCATCAAATTTATTGGTGCTATCAATTGCAGAAATAATGTCAATAATTATTGGATTTTTAGAATGGCCTTCTTTGTAATTATCAAATGATAGGTTTCCATAATACATTAAATGGGTTGAATCTTTATTTGTATGGGCTTGATGTACGTCTAAACACGCATTCATAAAGCCTTTACTACAACCTGGAATAGTAATTGATGGAATTTCTCTACGTATTCCTAATTCTGTTAATTTAAGAAGAAACTCATTGGATAATGAAAGATCTGTATCTAATATAACAATATCGGCTGCTTCATAGCCTGACGCTAGCGCAATATTAATAATAGTTTCAAAATAAGCTGCATCCTTTAATTTCTTTTCAAGCGTAGACAAATTTCTGAATCGAGCCTTTAGAAATAATTTTGAATATTCTTTATTTTTAATAGCCTCAAATACTGTGGATTGATGTAATCTATAATTATCAATTAATTTATCTGCAAATTGATTAAATACTTTGCCCAATTGATCTTCCGGAAAGCTAGGTCGACCTGCAAGATTAACCATTCCAGTATCTAAATAATTTACAAAATCAAATTTATCAATTTCATATTGATTAGCCAATTCATCTAATAAACCTAATTGGTAAAAGGTATGACCTGGAATATTTTCATTAAATATTCCAAGTTCACCAAAATATGCATAAAGGGCTTTTTTATTTTCCATAATAGGTATTATACTCGACTTTTGATTAAGTATTTTTAAAACCGGCAAAATGCGTAATAAAATGCTTTCCGTTTATTGTACGTGGATTAACAAATAATTGCCCAAAGTTTGCTCTAAAAATATCAAGGATTTCAGTAAATTTAGCTGATCGATTTTCCAATAACCAACTATAATGAAAATGGTATTCAACAATAAAGAGACGAATTTGGTCTAGGCTCTCTTGATTTAAGGCTTTAATCATATCATACTCTAACCCTTCAATGTCCATCTTGATGGCTGTGATACCCTTTTCTTTGATAATAGTGTTTATATTCTCAGCTGGGACAGTTGTAACCTGACGACCTCTAATGTGATGCACGCTATGCTTGCCAGAGTCTTGTGATAGGTAAAATTCTACTTCAGATGAATCATCTGCAACAATTGCTTTTTCAATAATTTCACAACGATCTTGAACGCCATTCATTTGAACATTTTGTTCTAGGAACTCCACATTATTATGGAAAGGTTCGTATGAATAGACTTTCTTTACTTTTGGAAATTGAGTTAATAAACGGGTTGCAAAGATACCGATATGGCCGCCAGCGTCTAACCATGTATCTTCATGGTTTAGATCTTCCAGGTTTAGTGGACCTCCATTTTGCGCATAATGCGGTATGAATAGAGGTTTAAAATATTCACCACCAGTTGGTTTAGTTGAAATATTTTGAGAGACATTAAATTTAATCTCTTCCTCAGACCTAACTAGAAATTGATAATCGTGATATTTGGTTTTCTTTTGGAAAACCTGAAGGGTTCCATTTTGTCTAGCCTCTTCAATTGAACATAATACGTCTGCCATTTATAATTGTTGTTTAGACTAATTATACTACAGTTTATAAGCTTTGGTCTACGTTAACGTCCTTTTGTTTAATTAAAAGCTCATTTGGATTTTCGGGATTTGGTCCAGCTGTTTGATAATCATCATATCGGCTAGGCTCAGTCTTTTCAATCTCATCAGATTTAACGGATTGAACTTTATTATCAGAGCCCATAACCTTATAGGTTTTAGCAATTGGATCAATTCCAATAATTTTGGCAGTATGGCCTGATTTTAACATGACCTCTTGGCCAGTTATGTATTTAGAAGAAGTAGGTGAAACTAAAGTGATATCTTCCGACTCACTTATGCTTTTTTTTTGGATTGATCAACTATAATATACTGACTCTTAAGAGCATTTACGTTTTTCTCGATAGATACTTTAAGTTCAGTTAATTTTTCTTGATAATCGTTAGTAATGCTTGTATCAGATAGGGCCTCTTCAATTTTAGCGATTGACTCTTCTAATTTAGCAAGATTTTCTTCAATTGTTTTCTTTTCAACATCAAACGCTTTAATATTAGCTTCTCTCTCTTCTAATTGAATTGAATACATTTCACTAATATCATATTTAAAGTTCTCCATAACATAATTATGGAAAGTTAAACCTTTCATTTTCTTAACAATTCTAGTTTCTCCAAGTTTTTCAAATACAAAAATATCTTCGCCTAGGTTAAGAACAATTGAGTCTCTTCCAAGTCTTTCATTAATAATAGTTTTTCCAAACTCAAGATTAACTACTAGATCTAAATTATTAAACAATTTAGAAAGAGCATTACGGGTCTCAATAGCTTCCATTAAGAAAATTTCAGACAATTTAATATTGTTAATATTTTCAATAATTGAATTATTGATTTTTAAGTTTAGTGTACCATTTTCATTAATACCAAATGCAACGGTTAAGTTTCTACAATTAGATACTAGCTCGGTGCTGTGCTCTTTAAAATTTAAAGTTGCAAAAGCTTCGCAAGTTTCAAAGAACTCAGGGAATTCCTTAACTTCTTCGGCTGTCATTTGAGATGGATCAGAATCTTCTGATACTTTAATAAATTTATTATCAACAAAAACGATTGCATCGCTTTCGCTAATTTTATAGAATGGTGCAATAATTGGTTTTACTTGTGAATCGCTATTACCAATTCCTAAATTAAAGGTCCCAGTATTTTTTGATTCTAACATGCTAATTTTATTAATTAACTGATTAACTACTGGTAATTGAGCATGAGAACGTAATTTCATTTTTAATGAATCTGATGTTTCAATATTTTCAAGTAGAGCTTCTTCTAATAGAGCACATGCATCTTTGTAAAGAATTGCACCAGTAACTCGCATTTCATAAATTGAATTTAAGATTTCAAGTTTTACTGAATTTTCATTTACGTAAGTAATAAGAGATTCTAAAATTGTAGAAACTGTCTTATCATAAGAGAATTTAGATAACCCATTAAAAAAGAAGGTTAAAGCTCTGTATTCCGGCATTGATGCAACCGCTTCTTCTAATCTAGCAACTGTGTGCTTAACTACAGGATCTGCGTAAATTTCGCTTTCCTTTAAGGCTTTAAGTTTTAAAGAAAGACCAGCTTCGCTAGCCATATTTTGAAGACGCTTAGTTGGCTTGTCTGCCATCTTTTTGAATTTAGCAACTACTTCTTTAAGATTTTCGTTTACTAGTTCATTAGCAAATTGCTCTAAGGTGTTTAGAGAATTTTCTAAAATTTGATCAGGAGAAACTCCCAAAAGTAATGAGTTATTAATTGATTCCAATACTACCTTTGCGGCGATATTAGAGCTTATGCTCGAATTATTTTTGAGCTCGTTAGTTAGTTCTTGTATGAGACCGTTCATTGAAACGTTTGTCTTTTTTATTATTTATCAGCTTTTGCTGCTAAATTTATTTATCTTGTACTTGTACAGTTATTTATCTTAACCCAGTTTAATTTAATGAAATTTGTGAATACAATTTGACACTTACATACTGGCTAGCGTATTTATATTTTGAACGTTATCATTTCTAGTTGTGCTAGTTGCAACTGACCTAGGTGAACTAAGTCGTGCTCTCAAAGCATCGTTTTCTGATATTAAGGTTTGAATAGTTGTATTTAAACCAGCAATTGTTATTGCTGGATCATTAAGCAGTGCATTTTTTGCAGCTTCGGTTGCTCTTAAAATAGTTGCATAGTCACTAGACGGTAACCATTTACCAGTATATAAAAGAGTTTCAGTACCATCTTCTGCAATTAATGATATGTACATAGTTTGATCAGTTAGGTCTAAAATCTTTCTGGCTTGATCCTTTGGTATTCTAAATGCAATTTGGCCTTGGCTAGGATTTTCAAAGGCCGGGTCGCGTAATGAAGAATATGAATATTTTGCGTCTGCTCCAAAATTAAGAGCAAACTTTGAATTATTATTTAGATTAGCTGGAGTTTGACTTCCTGGGTTTAAAACGCTCTCTTCATAGACCCCAATCTTTATAAAATTATCAGTTGGGTCTATTGGAATAATTAATTCTCCCTGGCCATAAATTAATTCAGCTGAACCATCAGTTGCCCTTAATAGTGCATTTTTTTGACTTATTCGGATATTTGCCTGTTTATAAAAAGTTGGAACTGCTACTTGCACAGGTCGATCCACAAAGGTAATACCTCCTGTTGTAGCACCTGCTGCTGAGGTGGTTGGTGGTAATTTTTTACCAGTAAATAAGTTAGTAATATCAATATTTTTTTGAACAATTTTATTATAGACTTTTAATGATTGAGGAGCTTCTGCTAATTCAAGTTTAGCTAAATACTTACCATATTTGTTAGGATTAAATAAGCTCATAGAACCTGTTCGAATAACTTGGTCACCAGTATTTTTATTTAAGAGTCTAAGAGTATAGTCGATTGACATTGATACTGCAAAACCTGCACCTTTTAGGATTGGTCTATAGCTTAACGGAGCATCAAAATTCTCTTCTTGATATACTAAAAAATTTCCAGCCGGTACAAAGTTACCGCCATTTTGTTCATATACTTGAAGTTGATGTACAAATATCCAATCATTTCCTGTACCTTGAGAATCTAAGTTTGAAATTAATTGATCAGGAAATGCTCCATTCCATGTTGCAAAAAATTCAATATAATCGCCGTCTGCTGCTTCTTGAATAACTGCGCCTAAACTATCAAAGTCGTTAGTTTGAGGAACTGATCCTTCAAAATAGGAAACAACTCTATATAAATTATAAGTTTCTCCATTATCTGCATAATATGGTTCATAGCTTACTTCGGCTAACGATACCGTAATTGGAGAACCTGCAATTAAACCAGTACCTTCAGTTACAACTGATTCAAATGAATCTACTCCAAATTGAGCAAAGTCTGCATCTAGGTATGCTGAGTTTGGAACTTTAATATCAACATACTTATCATAAACCGTATTTGCTAAAAATAGAGGTCTTGTGTTAAATGTTAATAGCTCTTGATAAGATGCTGCATTAATTAAAACACTTGCAGTTTGAAGTTGCTTTAAATTATTTAGTTTTACTCTTGCTCCAACTACAATATTCTCAACTTCAGTAAAGTTAAAACCTGAAGCAAAGTGAAACCTCATAGTGTCCATAACTAGTGCACTTGATAAACTAGGTAATACACTAGATTCTATAATATTTGGATCGTATGCAGTATATATTGGATTTGACGTTAGGTCAACTTGAACTAATCTAGACTCGCCAATTGGTACAACGCTTGAGGCTCTAGCATTTTTAGTAGCGGCTGCATCTGCGTCGGTATTATAAATCTGATAAAGATCTACATTATTATTTTTAACAAAATAGTAATCAGAATTAACAATATTAGGAGCAGGGTCCCCAAGTGGAGTCATCATAAACTCCAATATACAATAGTCTGATAGGGTTACAAATTTAGAAGTCATTGTTTTTAATTGTTATTTCTTTAGCTTAATTTTCCAGTAAATACTTCCTTGAATTGAGATTGTTTTACTAGCAGAGTAGCCAACTCCTACGCTGTATATTTTATCGCTTTTTGTTTTTAACAATATTGAAGGTCCAATAAAATTAACAACATTTACTTTATCAAAGCCTCCACTTAATCCAATATATACTTGATTCTTAGGAAGTTCTTTAACAATTAAAGTTTCTTTTATTTGTATTTTATTCACTTGAGCAGTCCATAATCTGCCTAATAATGAGTTTTGTGAAACTGTATCATTTATTACAATATAGCCTAATGAGTCTGCTAATTTTAATGTATCAATATAAACGCGTTTTGCATAATAATCAGTTAATACCGCAAGTGTATCTACTGACATTGGTACTGGTACATATATTGGTTTCTCATGGTAAATATCTTTACCTTTTCTATAAATCACAGTATCATGTGGTACAAGAACTGTGTCAATATCATGTTTAAGTACTTCATATTTTTTACCATCAATTTTAACAGTATCACCAGTTTTTGTACTAGTACCATCACATGCTCTCATTAAGATAATAATGATAATTAGTACAATTACAGCTAATGTTTTAAAGTCAAGTTTACGTAAGTCTTTAATGTTCATTTAAGTCCAGCATAATTTTATAATAGTCAGGGGCTTTGCCAGTTTCCGCTACTATTTTATCTATTAGGGATTTCTCCTTTAGTCGGTTAGAGTCTAGTGCATGCATTAACTCATTTTTCCTAATCTCTAATAGATTTGCCATTTTCTCTAATTCAGATAGGCCGGCATTTATTTTATCGTATTCAGTTACGATTTCTTTTATTTCAGTTAAATATTCCATTATTGATATTCAAGTTTTACTTTGATTTTGCCAGACATAAGAGCCGCATAAATTCCCTGTAGATAAAAATCGCTACTTTGTTGAAGTTGAGATACTTCTACCGGTTTAACCGCTTGTTCTTGAGGGCCAGTTTGTCCAGAGTTTTGATTAATTGTAGTTTTAGAACTTTGATCAATTTTAGTTCCTTCATTTGTTACTGTGCTTGACGTACTAGTTTGAGGATTCATTGAGGTAACTGACGAACTTAGGTTATTTACAGCTGCTGGTAAATCTTTAGATAATTTACCTACACTCTTCTCTAATGTTTTATCCGGTTCCAATATTTTTTTTACACTAGCAGATTCAACTAATTTAGTAGATTTTAAATTAACTGATTCATTTGTATTTGTTTTATTAATATTGGTTTTAGTAACGTCAGTAGAGTCAGATGTATTTGATATTCCAAGTAGAGTATTTAACATTGACTGATTTGTTTTAGTCTGCTCATCTTCCTTAGTTGAAGTAGATTGATTATCAACAGTTGACTTAAGTACGTTTGAAATTTTAGAATCAATTGACTCTTTTGTTTTATTTAGTAAACTTAAATTAGTTGATTTTTGATTAACAGTTGACGTCTCATTTTTAGTTAAGGCTTGAGGTATTCCAGTTAATGTTTCAAGCAGTTTAGTTGTAGAATCAGATACCGTTGTTGAACTAGTAGTCTTTTCAGAAATAGAATCTTTTAGTACCTTTGTTAAATTGACTATGCTATTTGAGTTATCGGCAGATTCAGATTTAGTAACGTTATTAATTGTAGTATTAGTAAGTGATGGAGATTGTGCTTGCGCTTGTACAGCGGGAGTACTTGCAATAGCTACAACATTTCCACTAGTTGCAGCAATTGCACTAGTTTGTTCGGGAGCAGTTAATTTAGTGGACTCCTCAGGTTTAGGTGAAGTTAATTTAGTCTGATCCTCAGGTTTAGGTGAAGGCTGTTCAATTCTAGCCGGTTTAATATTTACAGTTGCGGCTAGATTAGGAGAAGGTTTTGCGGTTTCTTTTGATAAAACAGTTTCACTAGTTGGAATAGTACTTTGGGCGGTTGATTTATTAATTGCGCTATCTAAAATATTAGCTGTTGTTAATTCAGTAATATTAGATGAGATAAGGCTTCCAGGCAAAGGCTCAGACGGCGATAGGCTAGTAACTCCTTGATTTATTTGAGTTACGCTAGGTAAAATTACGCCCTCAATCTTTTCTTCAGCCAGTTGAGTTTTTATTTGGCGGATTGCTGATTTATAGGCAGTTTTTAAAGAGCCAAGTTCTTCAGCATTGGCAACTATTGCTCCAGTTTCAATATTTACAACCCTAATTGCTAAAACGGATTGATTATCTACGCCAATCGGAAGTAATTCAAAAATGGTTAAATAGTTTAAATTATATTTCACTTAATTAGGTTCTTTTAGTTATTTATTAAAAAAAGAAGGACTTGAGAGAGTTAGTCATCAAGTCCAGTCTGGATTTCAAAAGTTTGCTGGCTATTTTCGCCAGATTCATTTACTAAAAATTTAACGTAACTTAAATATTCATATAAAGGTAATGAATAAAGTTCAGTAATCGATTGGTTCAGCTTCACGGCCAAGAGACGATTAGTCTCAAATAAGTTCATTAAGTCTACCTGAAATAAGGAAAAGATCTTTGATCGTGAAGCTGTCTGACGAAAAAATTGAACTGGATAATGTTGATCCACATTTAGGGCAGACAGTAGTTAAGGCACTTTCTCTTGAACCTTGCATTAATTCAGCAAACTTAGTAACAAATGTAAATTTATTAAGGTGCCAATTAAAAGTTTCAGATTGACTTGCGGCATATTCAGGTTGACCGAATTTTGACCAGTCTTGTACAAGGTATGGAGCAACTTTAATAAATGATTTATCAATTGTTTTACTCTGTGATTTTGCTTCAGAAATCCGTTTACGAAGTCTTTCAATTACACCAAGAGTTGGCATATACAAATAAAAGGTCTCATTTAATTTTGGAGAAACTACTTCAAAACAACGATACTGCGCAGAATACCATTGATTAATTTCTTCAGGCATATCAAATAACTGTAACATGTTACTTCTAACCTTAACATCATCTGACCAACCACCATCTTCTGAACAAGTTTGAGTACACTCCATTTTTGTGGAAAGTTCATTTTGACCTTCAGGAAAGGTAATTTCATGGATTATAAAAATAATATAGAGACGATCTACTTCAACAATATCTCTCCAGGTTAACCAAGATTGACCACCTTTAACTTTAAATCTAGTACACTTTTCAATAATAAAATTTAATTTATCATCAATATCTAATACGTCAGATTCATCAATGGTAGACCAATGCCTAATTTCAGAAACGGTTGCTGCTCTAATTGTTAATTCTGAGCCTTCTGCGTAGAACATACCCCTTGATGGTAAATTCTCTAATGGAATATTTTTCCAATAATTATCATTAGCTCCAGAAACAGTTGAAGTAGGTTGAAGCGAAATTGCTTGACCTAAGCTGCTTATTGGAGAAACTGGCTCAGTTGGTTTGGAATCAATTGGTCCATTTGTATTCTTGCCGTACTTTGCATCTTCCTTTTCTAAAAAGGCCAATGCTTCATCCTCCACAATTGGAGCGTTAGTGTCTTCTGCCATTAAATACTTTGTTTATTAAATTATATCAAAAACCCTAGAAAGGTTTTTGCTAGATGTGAATTAGACTCATTCAATTTAGATAGAGTCTCTGGGTAAACTTCAACTAGTTTCATTGAATTTGTATCCCTAATGAATGCTCTAATTGTTTTATGTTTAGTATCAATTTTAAAACTATCAAATTTTCCAATAATACTATCTGGATTGCCTTTAGCGTTTTTAAAGGTTGAGTTAACAACTACTCCACCAAGACGTGATCCTTTTTTAAATAGATTATTGAGTTTCTTTATTTCTTGATCAAAATCATCAACTTCAATTTGTTGAGGTAATGATAGATCAGATAGAGGTAATAGATGAACTGATATACCGTTTGTAAAACCACTGCGGTTTGACACAAAACTAAAGTCACCTCTTCCATAAAAAGGTAGGCCTTTCATTGCTTGCTGTCTTTGACCGAATGTTAATACTGGTACCATTATCTACTAAAAGTAGAAGGAATTGCAAGTAATGCTACTGTAACTCCGCTACCTACTGTTATTTTTGAAATTACTGTGTAGAAGGTATCACCTGCATTAAGTCTAATGTCTACTCCATCTCCAGTTATTCCCTGGGCTGCAGTTTTTACATTTACTGTAATTGCTGAACCGCTTGGATTATGAATTCCGAAAAATGTATCAGTATAATAGCCTACTCCAGTATCTAAATCAGTAATATTTCTAGAACTTTGATTAACAAAGACTGGAGTATAATCAGTTCCATTATCTGCATCAGTGTGGGTTTTTAAAATTTTAGCAATAGTAGTGTTCATTTGGTTTTAATATTTTTAGCAAGCACAATTATTTGGATCGTTATTGCTTTTTACATAGACTATTAAACCTGATACCTTAATACTGAAATTAGGATTAGGATTAGTTATCTCTATCTTATTTATTAGGTTATTTGCGTTAAGCGTCTCAGGGTTACTGAAATGCGAAAAGAATTGAGAAACTGGTAGAGTAATATTGCTAGCTACTCCATTATTGAAAGCACCTAATAGTATTTTACTTGACATGTTTGCTGGAAGAACAATTTCTCCATTTTTATCAGTCTTTGGATACTCAATATACAACAAACAGCCTCGGCTATAGTTCTTATCATTTGTTAAAATATAATACTCTGGCGATAAATCAGTACCGGCATGTGCCATATACTCAGTGTTTAACCCAAATGGATAGTCTAGATCAACTGAAATAAGATCGCCTGGATGGGCTGGATCAGGATCTCCTGGAATAACTGAACTAATTTGAATGACTAAATCATTATCAAATACTGATAACGTATCACCTGCACAAACTTCAAAGTTAATTACTTGATAACTATCAACTGGATAAAGAAAGTCCTTTAGATTACAAAAGCTTGCCTCAGATTGACCTTTGCTATAGATATTAAAGCATTTTTCTAATAACTTTAAAACCTTTTTAGTTGGATCGCCTGCACATAGGTTTGCAAAAGAATTATTAAACCTTTTTGAAATTGGATCATCTTGAAAATTAATATATGCCATTCATAGTAGACTTTTTTAAGGACGATCATTAAACATTACTTTACCAGAACCAGGATTACTCCCTCTAGCTAATTCTTTGTCTATTTTTCGTTCTCTTTGTATATTATTATCTACCTTAGGTTCGTCAGCAATTTCTTGAACATTAACCGCCGTTTTAGAAACCTCATTTAAGTTAGGTTCATTAATTTCAGCTGGGTTAATATCAGTCATTTCAATACTGATTTTAGAAAGATATGAAGGTTCAACAGGTTGTGTAGTAGTTTCAACTATTGGCTCAGCGATAATAGTTTGAGTTTCTTTAGCTATTTGAGTAACTGCATCAGTGATTTGAGGATTAACAATCTCACCAACTTTATTATCAGGTTTAATATAGTCAACTAGTGATTTAATAAATCCAAGTGCAACAATTGGTAAAATTGCGCCGCTTACAATAGAAAGAATTCGTTTTTGATAAATTAATTCTTCCTCAACTAGTCCAAATAATTCTATCCAACCTTGAAAATTGGTTAAATGAACGTATGCATAATACATATTTCCCATTGCCTGCATTGCTGTCAATAAAAGAAATAGCATCCAAACAATACCCTTATTCATTTTGTCAAGGGTAATAAGTGAGGCAAGTGACGCTGCTGCTCCAACCTCAAACGCAATTGCTAAGCTTATTGCTAGCCATTGAGGATTAGACATGCTAAAGAAATCAATAACGTGGATTGTTGAAATTATTGAAACTAGCAAATATAAAGTAACAAACGTGCCTATTATAAAATAACTAACGGCTTTTTTACTCATTATTTAGAAGATTCTAATTTTTTAATTGCTAAATCAATTTCAGATTGACGATTAACATCAAATATTTTACGATCAGTTGATTGAATCATGCGCTTTTCAGCTTTTAATCCTTCGATTTCAAGGTACTTATTAAGTTCTTTAGTAGTACAAATTGAATCTAATTGGGAATTTGTAATTTTGTCCTGTTTTTCAATTTTAGAAAGTCGACTAGAATTATTACACTGTTGAACAAACACGATTAGCATAAATGCTAATATAAATTTTTCAAAATGAAGTTTAATAAAATTCATGGTTAAAATATCTTTTTGGTTATTTATTTACTTGGTAGTTAGTTTATTTGTTATCCACAGTTGCACATCAGCATTATTGTGATAAATCCACAGCCCGGTGCTAATTGCATAATATAAAGCAGCACCAAATACAATAACTCTAAAGAAATCTGACCTTTCTGAGAAGAATTTACACTTTACCCAAACTAAATAGGCATAATAGTCGGCAGATTTAATTCGTTTTGTTGAAATATCTACTATCTCAGTAAGATTTAGGTCTGCGAATTTATTTTGAAATTTAGAAACTGAGTCAAATACTCTACTTTTTTCAAGATCAATTAAATCGCCAGTAGCCAATAGGGTTTCTGGCTCCAAGTTAATAACATAATATACTCGCTTTAACAAATCAGCTCGCATCTTAAAACCTTTAATAAAACCAGACTCTTCCAGCCCAGTTATTTTCTTTCGGTAAAAAAGATAATTGCTAATGTCCTTTGCAATTAGTTTAGCTGAACTAAATGCATCAATCGGGTTTAAATAGTTAAGTAGTTTCATAATTAAAAATATTCTCCTAGTTTATCAACCATGTGAGGATTTTTAGTCAACACGGCCTCTTTTAACATTTTACGAGCTTTTCTGATTTTGGTTTTAACCGTATTCAAATTCATTTCATATTTCTCAGCAATCTCATTACCTCGCATATGATGTAATTCTTTATCAATTAATATCGATTTTTCAATACATTCAGGCAGCGCATTAATTTCAAACCTGGTCATATTATATAAATCATCAAAATATACTTCCTTTTCAAAAGTATAAGCCGAGTCATCTGGTATATTTAATGGTTTGGTTAAATTATCTAAACTTGTTGCATATTGCTGCTTTAATTTATGTTGATGAAGTAGTGCCTCATTCTTTGCAATTGTATAAATCCAAGTAGTAAACCGATAATTATCACTATATGATGCAATTCCTTTAAATATTTTAAACAGGGTATTATGCAATACCTCGTCAGTTTCATCCGAATCATTAAAAAATTTCCAAATAAAATATTTTAATTTTGGATACATGATTGAGGCTAAGCGGTTTCGATCCTTTTCTGTATATTTGCCTGACTTAATAAGTTCAGCAAGGCTTTGCATTTCGTCATTTAATTGCTTATTCAGTAGATCGTATGCGCTCATGTAGTTGGGTTAGTTGGTGTATTTATTTGGGTTAGCGGATTTCCATTTATCATATCTTTCGGTTATCTGGATTAGTATTTTATTTCTCACAATATCTTCATCTTTAAATGTATGCACACTTAATCCATTAATTCCACTGAGCAATTCAATAAAATCAGGTAAAGCTACTTTACTCTTTGCGATATCATATTGGCTTACATCTCCGCATATTAATACCTTAGAATCTTTACCCATCCTAGTAATGAATAGCATTAACTGTTTAAAATCAGCATTTTGAGCTTCATCTAAAATCATTAAGCAATTATCAAATGTTGCACCTCTCATATATGCAAGAGGCCTAAATTCAATAACTCCAGCAGTTTCTAACCAACCAACATTATTGGGATCATTTAATAATTTTACCAAATTTGATCGATAACTTTCCATAAATGGATCAATTTTATCTTTTATTTCTCCAGGTAAAAAACCAAGCTTCTCTCCAGACTCTTGGATAGGTTTAGATAAGATAATTTTTTTAATTTTTCCACCTAAGTAAAGTTTTAGTGCAGCTAGACATGCAGTAAACGTTTTACTTGTCCCAGCAGGTCCATAACACAAAGTTATGTCACTAGACATAATCTTTTGTAAATAATCAGCCTGTGAAGGTTTTAAGCTAATTTGCCTTAACTCCTTTTCCGTTAATTCAGGTTTAAAAGATTGAGTTTTTCTCTTTGATTGCGGTCTTTCAGCCATTAGATTTAGTGATTCTTTTTTTTGGTTTAGGTTTAGTATTGATCTTATCCAATAATTTTTGGCATTTTGAACAAGATTCATAATCTTCAATTTGCTTGTAAAAGGCAAGCGCTTTTGTTAAGCAATTTGGCCAATCTTTACTTTCTGCAATAACGTCTAATTCTTCATCAACGATTTTTAGTTTTTTAATATAGATGTGAGGCCTTTTTTCTGAAAGGGCTACATCTATTTGGGCAACTACTATATCAAAAATTTGCTTTTTGTTAGTGCCATAGTCGAATTTTAAAAAATCATCATGTTTCATAGCCTGACTTTGAATTATTTCCGTAAAAGGTGTCACGGGTTCTTTTTATTTGATTTATTGTCATTTCATCAAATACATTAATTAGTTTACCAGGTTTTTTAACCTCAGCTGTTGTATTTAATTCTCGTAAGGCAGAGTGATCGTATCCTGACGAATTTCCAAGATAAGCTTCTCCTAAATATAATGAATATACTTTTGACAAATACTCTTTAGGTAATCTGTCAAGTTCTTCATTTACTAATTCCCAAAAATTTGGTGATTCAAAGAATGCGGCGGTTTCAACACATGTGATTGCTAAATCGTCATTTCCGCTTTGACTTCGGTAATTACCATTACTTGATCGGCCAAATGCACCAAGCTCATGAACTGTTTTATGTTCATTTGGTAAAATTTTATTTACAGCAGCTAAATATTTAAAACGTTCGCAATATTTAGTCTTATTTGTCTCTGTCATCTTTAATCCAGGTTTCCAATTTATAGAAGTGGTTGTGTGCTTTGAATGAATTACTTGACCTGGCCAAAAATCCTCGTTTTGTGTTAGTTTATCCATTACCCATTCTCCTTTATGGTTAAGCTCAATTAAAAGTTTAACTTTTTCAGGATTAAAGATATTATACAACAAATGTTCTAAAGTGTTACAATATTCGTTAATATCTTTTTTGTTTGATCTAAACGTTGCAACTTGTACTAGTGTAAAAATATCGCCTTCATTTTTAATAAAGTCTTTTACTTGATCTAGCATTTTTAATGGAAGTGCTGCTAACTTAAAAATATTAATTACTGAATAATCTCTACCTAATCCATCAGCTGTATCAATTGCAAAAATATAATTATTACCATCGTTTTTAATATCATCTGGTGTTAATTTGGCAAGGTTTGGATGAACAGTAAAGCCATCTAATATTGCTAAGTGATCTGGGCTTTGAGCCCACTCTGGGATGACGTATGATGTGCGTAAGTTAAATATTTTCTTAAGATCTTTAGACGGTAGCAGTAACTTATCTGATGAAAAGAATTGTAGCCCATATTCTTGGTTAAAGTCTTCTTCTGATCCTAAGTTTGCAATTGTTGATTGCTTCCATGCATCATCACGACCTGGAACTTGCCACCAATCTACTCTTAATGGAACATACGTATTTGCACCGTTCATTGCATCCATGTAAATATCGTAAAAGCGGTTCATACCATTTGGCGTGGACGTTATTATAATCTTTGAATTGGATGAGGCTGAAATTGTAGGATAAATTGCTCGATAAAAGAAGTCAAGATACGATGGATTAATATGTGCAAACTCATCAATATATAATACATGAATTGTAAAACCAATACCTGTATTTTTAGTGGTAGTACGTCCAATTAATCGACAGCCATTGTCAAATTTCATTGACATTACGTTATTTGAAATACAGCCAGGTTTTAAGAAGAATGGTAAATTTTCAAGTACTGATTTAATCTTATCCAAAACCTCTTTAGTAGTTGATGCAATATTCGCTACAGCCAGAACATTTTTATCAGTATGGAAGATTAGGTACCATGCAATAAATACACCGGACATTACAGTCTTTCCAATTTGGCGACTTGCCATCAGGCAATTAAATCGATTATTCTTAAATGACCTGATAATTTCTTCTTGATAGTCACGCAAGATAATTTGCTCAATACCTTGCTCCTGCATTACTTGAGCATATTTACCAGCAAAATAAACTGGGTCAGCTTTACATTTTCGGATTTCTTCAAGTTCTTCTGGCGTATATTCAAATACAATATTTGCCTTCTTCCAAACTGGATCATTGTCTTTAAATGGAGAATTTTTGATTGTTTTAATATCAATTGCCCCATTTTCAAAATCATCAAGTAATTGTTGCACCTTAACTGTTGTCCAAATCGCACTATTCTCTTGGTCAAGGTCAGAAAGCTTCATCTGAGTTCGACTTCCACTATTTGCTATAAAATCTTTCATATTAATGAATTGACGTCATCCATATAATCAATATCGCTATCTTCTGTAATAATAACATTGGATACGCCTCTTTCTATCATAACTTCAGCTTTTCTACCTGGGTGAGTTAAGTGTCTTGAATCAGAAGTATCTTCTTCTATTTCAAGAGCGTCAATTTCTTTTATTAAATTTTTTGTACCGGCTGTGATGTAGTAATCGCTTGAACTTTGCGGTATTGCTCTTGCTTGTGGGCCGGTTCCACCTAATTCTTTTTGTGATATATCTTGATTTACCTTTTTATAGGTATCTTCTAGAAATAACATATAATTTGCTTGAGTTTTTACAACAGCTGTTAATTTATCTTGTAGTTGTCCAAATACTTCAAATAGTCTAGGATGAGTATTTCCTTGATTAATTTCTTCAGCAATTTTTTCAATTGCCATTCGAATGGTTTTTAATTGAAAGAAAATATTTTGAATACTTGAATTATCAAGAACCTGTTTCTGTTTAATATATTCATGCTTGTCTAGTACGCCAAGATCAACATAAAACGAAAGAAGAGAGTCGGTAATATTTTTAGCCTGCTTTTCAAAACCTGCATTCATTTCAATAAAATCCAATGGAGGTGCTGCTGCAATTTCAGCAAGTTGCTCATCAATATTATCGTCTTCCTGATTAGGTCCACCTGAGTAGCTACTCAATAGTGATTCAAGTTCGCCCTTAATTTGAGCCTTTTTTTCCTTTGAGAATACTGGTCCAGCCATACATTAGTTTAGTCGATTTTCATTCTTATCTAGCGCTGGATTTGCAAATATTTTAATTTGTTTAACTGCCTCAATATGCTCGTATATGTAAGCTTCAATATATGCAATAAACGAATCTAGTATTGGGTTTGCTCCAAACATTTGATTTGAAAGGACTCGCTTCATTAAGTTATCTTTATACATATAACCTAAATGAAGACGTTTGTCTTTTCTATTATACACCTTTTGGTATAGAGAGTTTCTTATCATATAATTCCAGTATTTTTACGAGCAACTTGTGCTTTAATTGAAATATTTAGTGCGCCTAGTGCCGAGTCGGATAAACCTTCGGCATACTTATTACCTTGAGAATCAGTCCAACCTCCACGTACTACTGGAAATTCGTCTAACCCAATAATAATATCGTTAAAATCATCAAGCCCTACTAGAGTTTCACTTGCTGGATTTGCAGTTCTATAAAGTTCATTAAGCTCGCTTAGCATATTAATACTAACTGAATCAACTCCATTAATTGCTTCAACTACTGTAATTAAATCACTTTTTGGAACACGATCTTGGCGTTTTAATTTAATGAAATATTTACCTAGAGCATCAGCAATATCAGACTTAACAATATCTTGAGAAACATCATCAAACGCAATAATACTTAGATTAATAATGTATCTGGTAATTTTTGGATCAACTATTTTTAAGTCAGTTGAAATCATTTTTGTTCCAGATTTTTCAACATATTTCATTAACTCGTTCTTTTGAAAATTTGTTAACTTAAAATTGCTGATTGGTAAATTAAAATAATCAGTTCCATTTTTAAACATTTGGGTAACATCTGGTACTAAGAATAAATTAATCATTCTAGAATCTAGGATATTGCCAGTTGAATCTTGATCTAGAAATACTTTAATTGTTGAAAACATTTGCATTTTTTGCAATAGAACTTCATAATTATCTAGATTAACTAGTGCAAAACTTTTTGATGCTCGCGGTGCAATTAATCGGGTTAAGGTAGGATCCTCTGGGTCTACTCCAAAATTTGGAGCACTTATTGTTACAATTGTAAAATAGTCACTCATTATAATTTCTTCCCCAATTGGAGAAAATCCAGTATCAACAAAAGAAAATACTACTTGTGCATTATTATCAACTTTAACATTGCCAGAAGAACCGTCAGTATTTAAGTATTCAACCACAATGGTTGACCCGGTATTTGGAATTTTACCAAATGATCCATTACCAAAATAGATGTCTAATCCATTTGTTATACCGGTTTTTGCAAGAAAACCTTTTGCTCCTCTTGGAATATCTAATAAGGACTCGTATTTGGTCCATTTCTCTCCATTAACGTATACATTAACGATAAAATTATCAATATAAAAATTGTTTGGTGCTCCCATTTGATAGCTTTCAAATGCAATACCTTTTGCTGTAAATGTTTGGGATTCAATTTGGCCTTGACGAATACTAAAAATTGCAGTAGTTTCTGCACCACTTAGTGCAAGTCTAACTTCTTCTTGAGTAAGTTCAATTGCATAGGTAAGTCCATTATTTTCACAACGAACTCTAAATAGGTTATTAAGCACAACTTTAGTGGCCGGCGCTGTAATATTGGGTTTTCTAACAAGTCGGATTTGACCAGTTGCACCAATTGCTCTACTTGGGTTATGGCCAGCCAAAGTGGCTAATGAATAGATTGATGAAACTCGACTTGCTTCATTTATATTTAGTTCAGTAATTGAGTCTTCAATATAATAAAAAATAAGTTGACTTAAGTTTTCTACAACAATTAATAGCTGCCCAAATGGAGAAGCTGCAGTAAATACAGAACGGCTCTGTTTAAACTTTGTTTGTAAGAATTGTATAGTTTCGCTAAGAATATCTCTAACTCGTATATTTAAACTAGTAAAGAGCCTTAGACTGGTATTTTGTTTAGTAAGGTTTGCCATTTAAGGAGTAGCTTCTTTTAGGTTATTTATCAGCAGAGTAAAACGTTTATGAAAGAGACCACCTGTATAAATAATTAGGTATAATAGTTATTATATGGGGATAACCGGTTTTGACAGAAATTATCGGTTACGCTTGCACGCCGAGGATGATGCTAAGACTCGTTAAAATGTATTACAAACAATAAGTGGCAACACTACTTTCTGGAGCCTAGTTAACCAAGGCGTTAACACTCCTGTTACTGAAGAGCTTTTAGCTGCATAAGTAACCAAGCGGCAACTGCTTGACTAACCAAAGTTGCAAAACCAGCATGGCGTAGCGGCCAAGTCGAACCGTTACCGACTTTAACTTTAAGTCGTTAAAGAATAAGATATTTCGTCCAATTAGAAAAATGGACTAAGCGTGTAAATGAAAGTTTAATTAGAGGTTTTTTGGACGGCGGTTCGATTCCGCCTATCTCCACCACAAAAAGGTATCCAGCATTGGGTACCTTTTTTATTTTCTAAGAGTTGAGTCTGGACATAAATAAATAAACCAGATGAAAACATTAAACACAGACGATATTTTTCTAAGAAATTTAACAATTGCCTTGCTTGATTTGTTAAACGGAGAAATGGAGATTATTATTGCAAGGAATGATCATAATGAAACTTTTAAAGTTCCATTTCTTTATAATTATGGAACAGATGAAGGCTTCTTAAAGGATTTTTATATTGGCCTGCCAGATAACTGTCGCATTCCAGCAGCAGAAGGCACCTATGATATTATTCCTAGAGGAATTGTAACTTTGTCAAGCTTCCAAGTTAAACCTTCTGATATTACAAATAAGTTTGTTAGGGGTAGTTTTACTGAACCTGAAAGAGGAGAAAATGATGAAAATATCCTAACTGGCTATTCAGCTCAGCTATTTTCTTTTCCAATGTCAATTAAATTCGATATTAAAATTATTTGTGATAACTTAAATAAAGCATTTAAGATTGCTGAAAATATGTTACATATTTTTTATTCAAACCGGGTAATGTATTTTCAATATCACGGAGTAAGAATTCCTGCTCAATTTCAATTTCCGGCAAATGAAACAGTTGATAAGACTTATAAGTTTACAATGCTTGAAAATAATAAACTAAACGTTATTTTATCAGTTGACGTTGAGACATATTTACCTAGTTTTGAACATACTTCTAAACGTAAAAGTTCAAATGTTATTGAAAGATTTGAAGTTAATCGTAAAGGCCCAGGTGGTGATAAATTAACTAAAACTGAATGGGTTGATCAAAACAGTCCAAATACTTAAAATAATAAAATAAACAAATGTCAACTTCAAAATCATTTGCATACAATACAGGTTCTCCAATTGCTGGAACTGACCAAGTTGGAGATCTAGCAATTAGCGTAGACGCCCAAGATTACACAACTTCACCTGGTGGAGTTCAATGGTGGCAAGGTCCTGATGAAGATTTGGGATATGTTATTGCGTATTCGCAGCCTGATGGACTACACCCAACTCCAATATTCGGTACAACTGCATCAGTTGGATTTAATAGAGCAACCTCATTGACCGAAGCAGCTTTCATTAACGTTGCAAATAGCGTAAGCGGCCAAGTTTTTATAAGCGGCAATGCTGCAAGTACCTGGTTAACTGATAACGGATATTGGAATAATTGGTCAAGTTTTGGAAGTTCAGGATTTCAATGGATGACAATTAGTTCAGTTACCGGAAGTTCAGCATCAGGAGTAGGTCAAAACTCAATTGGAATTACAATTAGTCAAAGCGCTGGAGGTATGGAACAGCATACTGGTATGTATGCGGCAAATACATTCCCAGAAGAATATGGAGTACCGTTTGATGGTATTCAAATTTTAAATCAATCAGCTGGAATATTTACAGCAATATTTAGCCAACCTGTTACAGATCCATTGGTTGCATTTGCCAGCGTAGGTAATCCTGGATTACAGGTGCCAGTTCAAGTATCTGCGCCATTTACTCCAATTTGGGAAACTGCTACCACTTATCAAAATGCAGTTAATGGAACTCAATACACTCAGTTTACTGGACAAGAAGGATATAATATTATTCGAATAGACGGTACCGTAAGTATGGTAAGTTTTAATTACACCGTGTCGGAATACTATTGTACAGTTTGCTTTGGATTTGTTGATCAAAATGCATAATTAGTCAAAATCTAATTCCAGATCAAAATTATAATATTGGAAAGTTGCAGTGAAAGTTGTAAACTGCGGAGTTATTGATGAATATGATAGATTCATTTCACTTAATGACTTTAGCATTGGTCTATTAAAAATAATAGACGAAACTGCATAACCTTCATTATTTAAGAGAGTTAATCGGATTGGATGAAAGAATGGATGATTTACATTTGAGATTGGATTTACCGTTAACGCTTGGCCTAATGAATTATTGCCAAGATTCTCTGGATTAACATTTGCTGGTTCTAAATAATTTAGCGCATTATCTAAAAATATAAAATAGTTTAGGTATGCATCAGTTAACTTAAAAGTTAATTTAAGCTCTCTAGTAAATTGATCAGCTATTGGTTTTGCACTCTGTAATTCTTGAATCTTGCCAAGTGTTCGGATTTGAGTTGGTAAAGTTGAAGAAAATCCTGGAAAATTCACAGTTTGTATAGTTGATGCCATAAAATCAGATAATGACTTATATGGCAATAGCAGACTTCTATAATATTTGTTGTACTTTTGCTGTACTACATCATTAAAGAAGTCCATTGGTAAGTTTATGAGAAAACTGTTTTGTCTGGCGTTTAATAGCATATAGAATTATCTATATTAGAATTGTCTTTAACTTTTCAATTACCTGATCAGCAGTGATTAATTTTGAACATTCGAATTGACGAGGTGTACCTTTTTGATCTGGGCACCAATTCCAATCACCAGCATTAAGCCTTAATCGGTTTGCGCAACCTGAACAAGCTCCAGTTGGTGCAGCTAATTTAATAATATCGCCATCTGGTTCATTATAAGGTTCAGTAAAACCGGAGATTTGAATACTTGGAGTATTTGTTACCCAAGCTAGCCAAGTTAATCCACTACTTATTCCAATAAATGCTGCGCATTCAGTTAATTCAGTAATTACTCGGTCAATTGTACCAGCTTCAAGTTTAGCAGCTCCAACCGGATTGCGGTTTCCCATATAACCGTCTTCTTCTCTAGATAATATTACAGGTTCATAACCATTTGCAATTAACCAATCTGTAACTTCTTGCCAGCCGGTTGGATTATTCCAATATTTTGCTTGAGCAGTACTATGAATTCCAAGGCCTACTTTTTTCTTAACTATTGGACCAGTTGGATAATTAATAATTGGTTTAACCTCTTTATATTCCAAACCTAAAATATCGGTTGCAGTTCTTTGTAATGGACCTAATTTAAAATCTCTAGGATTTTTTTCACGATCAATATTATCTCCATTATGGAACCATCCAATTCTGTACATTGCATGTAAATTAGTTACCATTTGGCCAGGTTCAATTAATTCAATATTTGGATAAGTATCTTTAAATAGTTGATTCCAAAAAGTTGAACAGATTATAATACAATCGTGCTTCTTTCTAAATTCTTCAACATACGGAAACCATGCTAAAGTATCGCCTAGTGCTTTTGACTCTAGTGGAATATAGACACGCTTGCCTTTTAGGTCAGTATTAAATATTATTACTGGATTTCCGTTCTGGTCCGTAACTTTAATTTTCCAATCTTTAAAATATTTGATTGAACTTTTTGCCCACGCTCCGCCGCTTAATTTTGTTGAATAAACTAATTTGTCAGTTTCATTATCAATAAAGTCTACTTGATATTTCATTGGACTTGTAGTTTTTAATTCAACAAACGGTCCATCTACTAAATTATGATTTACGGTAGGTAGTGCCTGAACTCCATCAATTGTTACATGATTCATTTTTGCAAAATTTTGGAAGTCATCATTTAAAAATTGAGTGAATGCGCATTTACCTAAATAATTAACAGTTACTGTATAACCTTTACGATATTCGCCTAATTTAATAAGTAGAAAGTCTCCCTTTTTAAGAGTAGTAAACTGCACTGTTCCATTATACTTAATTTCAAGTAGGTAATCTTTGGTTGCAGGTTCATCGTGAAATCCTGAAACTAGATGTAAATATAAATTATTAAAATCGTCAGCTGCTGTATAAATTTGAAATTTAGCATCGTCTCTTAGGATACCATCTCTATTCCAAACAGCTTGTGTATTTAATTCATTTGAATTTGCAATATAATTAGTTACCCAAATATCCTTAGCGTGTTTTTCTAAATAGTGTAAAAATACTCTTTCTAATTGCCAACCATTTGGGCGATCCATAAAGTAATCCTTTTTTGTTTTTACTTCATTTATAATATTTAGGGCAACCTCAGTTTTAATTGAGAAAATAAAGGTTGCCATAAATTTAGCTAGGTGAGTATCAGTTACCGAGCCTTCATGATATTCATAAATTACGGCATCATGCTGATGAGCTCTTTCTAAAAAGGCTTGGCGATATTGAAAGGTATCAAGTAGATTATCATATTCCATAAAGTGAATCATCTTCTTTCCTAGATATTTACAGAAATTAAAAGCATGTGTCATTGATCTCCAAATTGCATAGTCATGGTGATATTCCATTTCTGTATCAACTCTAGTTTTTCCAAATGTACACCATCTACCGCTGCCTACTTTATATTCTTCAAATTCAGAATTTAATAGCAGTGGATTTTCTTTATCATACAAATAATAGTCAACTAATTTTTGAATTTCCGGTTTAATTGCATAATGCGAAACCAATAAGATTGGAATTCCTGAAAATTCTCTAAGTTTTTTAATACACTCAATTAGGTCAGATTCTTTTTCTGGAGTATTTGGCCAAGTATCAACAACAAAAATATCATCAGGATATTCATTCGGCCTAATTATTGAAGGTCTATTATCTACTGAGTATTTTATGTCATTTGCAATTCCACCTTTAACTCCAAAGAAATATAGATCGCCTGGGTTTGAATTATATTCAAAAACTCCATCTGGAAAAGCTTCGTCAAAACCTTTTACTTTATGAATATCTTCTTCGGTTAAGTTCTTATAATAATCAGACCATTCTTCTGAAATATTTGCAAGCAATGGAGCTGCCCAACTTCCATCTGACTTTCTGGTTCCATGTTCAGGTCTTCCAATTGAAGCACATGTAAATATAAATGCTCCACCAGGTTTTAGCATTCGAATAATGTTTTGTAATGACATTTCATAGAACATATCATGTTCAAATACTTCAGTTGAAATTATCAAGTCAAACTGCTCGTCTGGTGCATCATATAAATGAGCAACTTGGATAACATCAACATTTTGGCCTTCTCCCACGTCTAATCCAATATAATTACAGTTGGTTAGCATAAATCGGTTATTGCCATTTATGTCCAATGATCCAATATCTAAAACTTTTTTGCCAGTGAAATATTTTGGGAAAATACCACTCATTTTTTTACAAAATTCTTGCTGTTGAGGATGTGCCATTTTTACTTATCTTTTTGTTATTATTGTTATTCCATTTAGGAAATTTACTGATTCAATATCAGTGCGAATTGTTAAACCTTTTTCTTTTGTCTGTTTAGTTAAGAAGTCTTCTCTTCTAGCATGCACGTTCCAAAATTCTTCTTGCATTTGCCCATTAAAATTAATATCATCTACTAGATTTTTTGTAAATTCAATAGAGGAACCTGGGTGTTTAAAACCGCCTTCGTAATCTTCCCAATACGACGTGCAAGTATCTTCAATTACATATACTCCTTCCGGTTTTACGTGGTCAATTAAATGATTAAATGAGGTAATTACATGACGGTTAATGTGAGACCCATCATCAAGTACCATATCAAATGGTCCCCATTTTTGGGCAACCCATTTTAAAAAATTAGCATCATCTTGAGACCCAATTTCTACAAAAACCTTTTTATCTGGATTTTCGTATTGTTTGCATGAAGGTTCAATATCAATGCCAATAATTGTTGCATTTGGATAGTATTCTCTCCAAGTAGAAAGAGACTCTCCATGCAATACCCCAATTTCAAGAATTTTTAAAGGCTCTAATTGGTTAAATGGTAACCACTTCTCGTATTTTACACAATAGTTGTGAATTTCAGAAGATTTGTCAGTGCCTTTAGAAAGGGCAATTGTATTTAGTGATCTCATATTATTTCCAAAAATAAATTAATTGTAGTGCATTATTAGGGCCGCAAAATAGTAAGTATGAATTAAAACCTAATCTGTTAAATCTGACAATAAATTCATCACGTAATTCTTCATTAAAATTAAGGTGTTCATGATGATATTCAACTGCAACATTTCGAATCTTAGCTAAGTTAGCATCACTAATGCCTTTTAGTGCAATAATTTCAGAACCTTCAATATCTACCTTTAAGAAGTCAATTCGGTCAATTAAACCATTGTCTAAAATATAGTCTAGGGTATATAGATTAACGTCGTATTGAGTAACAGTTGGATCTTTTTGATGCCATAAGTTAGAGCCACCTAAGTGAGAACTTTCAGTTAAGGTTAAGGTTCCTAATTGATCTCCAATTGCTGCATTAAATAGGACGGCATTTGCTGGCGCATTTTGTTTTAGGATCTCAAAATACCTACGATCAGGTTCAAAGGTTACAATTTTACTTGCTCCCATATGATATGCATACCGAGTAAAGATTCCAATATTTCCACCAAGATCAACCACTACATCTCCTGGTTGGATTTTAACAACTGGATTTTCTGAGCGGTGTGGATGTTCATAATCAGTTAAGTTATAAATTTCATGATAAATTGCATAATCCCATCCGTATTTATAGGCAATATCCATTGTACCACCTTGTACTTGTTTAATTGAACCTAAATTTTTAATTTCGTCCTTAGCAACAAAGAAATATTCAGTATCATGGAAATTTTGGTCTCTTTGAGCTTTAATATGGTCAATCATGATTTGAGCAAAGCCTAGATTTTTATTTCCATGAAAGTATAGAATTTGGTCTTTATTCTTTGGGATAAATTGCCAGCCGTATACTTTTCCAAAATTCTTAGGGCCTTGATCTCTCCAAAAAGAAATAAAGTGTTCCATTGCTTTGCCAGTTGTTCCAAGTAAATCGCCGTCCCATTCAGAAACATCAAAATTTGAAATTGGTAAAAACCTATTATAACCATATTTGCATCTTAGGTAATTATCAATACCTTCATCATTCCATTGTAATAAACTTGGATAGTCCGCAAGATCAGTTTCTTTATATACTGTTAAGATTTCATTAAACCACCATTCGCAATTTCGATTGTATACGTACATGCAAATATGGGCTTTGGTAGCAAGACGCTTAACTCCTTTGGCTTTGCATAAATTTTCATTAAATAATTGCTGACCTCTTGAACCGTCAGGTTTTGTATAATATCCAATAAAATCTTCCTGTACATGAATATCAGCTAATGGATAGTTTTCGATATTTGCAAAATGCTCTGATAATTTATCGATTGTATGGTTTGCAATAATATCACCATCCAACCAAACAAAATTTTCAAAACTTTCTTCAAAGGCTGCAAGACAGGCATATTGCTTCCAATACCATTTATCATAGTTTGAATAGTAGGGAATTGTTAATTTTCGGGCAATTACATTTGGCAAATAGTCAAACGGAACATCACAGTCAATTCCATAAACAATAAGTTTACGGTTTGAGAATTCCAATAGCGATTCAGCTAATTTCTGAATGATCGGCATATAGGCCAGGTTACCGCAGGTCACCCATGCAAAGTCAGTTGAGTATTCATTTACCTCAGGTTGAATGAGGTCCTGGATGTGATCTTGTGCGATTTTTGCTGCATTTTCCCAAGTGAATTGGGTTCGGATTTGTTTTGATTCCATTAGCGCGGATTTTTTATAAATTTCATAATTATCATAAACTTCTCTAAGTCTAAGCTTAAGATCTTCAAAGTTTGGCTCAACGAAATTACCTGGAGCATTTGGATTCCAAGATTCGTCATTTGCAACACCAGCTGGAACTTCTCCATGGGTTGCTACTGGTAAACCTTTACCTGCAGCAAATTCTAATTGAGCTCCCCAATCAGAATAGATTGATGGGGTACCGCAGGCCATTGCCTCAATTAGTGGAAGATTCCAACCTTCACTACGAGCACAAGAAACAAATACATCAGCCGTTTGTAATAAGTTGACATAGTCAGCTTTGCTTAAATGAGTAAGTATTTTAATGCCTTTATGAGTTAAGCCAAATTTGGCAAGACGTTCTTGAGTATTTGAACAGTCGTCATTTGCAAATGGATTTTCAACATTTAGGATAAGTTCAACATTTTCATCTTCTGAAAAGGTATCAATGAATGCTTTTATAATTTCTTTAGTAGATTTGCGATATTCCCAGCGGCCAACTACAACAAATCTAAATGGGCGACCTTCTGGAAATGAGGTCTCTCGAGAAATGGGTTTAAACATTTGGGTATCAACTCCCTCAGGTACAACCTTTACTTTATCGGCTCGAATTCCTTGGACAATTGTGCACTCTTTTTGCCAGCTGCTTGGAACCCAAACTTGGTCAAAGGTTTGTAAGTGTTTAAAAAAATCTTCTGGATATTTAGTAGTTTCCCAAACATTATAGGCAATTTTTGGGCCATCATACTTATCACCAAAATATTTATGATTAACATCATTTAAGACAATGTGAACATCAGGTTTTCCAGGATTTGGATAGTTTTGATATAGTGGAAACTCTTGTGAAAGGTTTGGGGTCTGTAAAGTTTGTTGAGTTAGGATTGTTTTTAACTCAGTATCAATATAATACTCATCATTATGAGGTTCATCATTATTATAACCCGTCCAGGTTGAACCTACTGTCCAATTTCTGACATCAACTCTTAAATCTTCTAGAGAATTTAGGGCTTTAAAGAAATTTCTAGAATGACAATTGTATCCAGTTTCCCCAATAATTGAGGTGTGCGCTTTAATTTTAATCGACATGCCTTTTGCTAAACTTTTTATTTTATACTAAAGTTTAGCAATAAGGTTATGTAATCTTAAAAAAATTATGCAGCAGTTAAGCCTAGGGCAGTTAAGACTTTGGTAACAATAACACTATCATTTGTACCCCAATCAGATATATCAGTTAACCGAACTGCACCACTACAGATAATTGCATTGCCGCTATCCATTAATTGATAAATCACAGAAACTGAGGTTGCGCCTAATTCATAGGTCATGGGTATAAATTTAATACTGGTTGCAGTTTTGCCGAGTATTGAATAGTTTTGAATATTAGTAGTCATGATTTTATTTATTTTTGTTTTTAACTAATTATGGAGCAATTTCAATTGTAATAGAATATCTTCTAAAAAATGGTAATCCAGGGGTGAAAAACGAGATCGGGCCTGGAGGTATCGATATTGGAGGTCCACCAACAAAGTCGGCAATATTAAAGCCAGTATCAATGTCAGTTAGCCGAAGCTGCACTAAGTTTACTGGGAATGGTGCACTATTGTCTAAATTAATGGTATGCTCAAAGTCTGCATTTGGCATGAAGTGCTGATAGTAATATGTAACTGGTCCACCGTTTATACTCGTGAGGCCAGTACTAAATGGGGTATTAGTAAAATAGGTATAAGGACCACTGGTTCCATCGTTTATCACTAATTCAACCATTATGTCAAACGAAGAATTATTCATAACTTCGCCGTCATATGTGTGCTCATCAGTCCAGTGTCGATAATTATAAAACTGGTCAAATCCAATTGCACCTGCAACTGCGTTGGCTGCAGCCCAATAGCTTAATCCTTGTGGGTCATTTCGGTTGATGTCATAAGTACCAGCATATGTACCACTGAGTATTTTCCATCTAAACTCAGGAGCGCCCGTCTTATCTGGGTAAATCTGATTCCCGACACTGGCAGAAGCCCCAGACTGTTGAGTTAATAGTGCAGCAATCGAAGATTTGTCGTCTGGCGCCCAAACGACCGCCATTACTCCAGTTGGTGTTCCGTCTATCGGCATTACTTATAATAATTTTTCAATTTGATCCCGTAAGTCATCAATTTGGTGCTGTTGCTGCTTGATTGCCTCAATTAGGACTGATACAAGTGCTGGATAGGCAACTGCCTTGGTGCCATTCTCATTTTCAAATACAACTTCCGGAAATACTGTTTCCATTTCCTGTGCAATAACACCCGCATGAACTCGAGTCTTATCCTCTTGATCATTTCTGGTGAAGGTAACTCCTCTCATTGATGTTACCTTAGCTAGAGCATCAGTGATGGTCTTCACATTATCTTTAACTGATCTATCTGAGTATGCTATAATATTAGCAGTTGCATAAATATCGCCGCCTACTTCTAATCGATAAGTTGGACCGGTTCCATTAGCAATAGATAGTCTGCCGTTTGTAACATCGTAGTGCATATTTGTTGCAGCTATGGTAGTTGCTGCAGAGAAGTAGGCTATTCGGTCAACTGTACTTGATGTAATAGTTCCAGTAGTACCGCCTGAAGTTCCAGAAGAACCAGTAGTTCCGGATGTTCCGCTTGAACCAGTTCCACCAGTTCCACCGCTTGTTCCGGATGTTCCAGCCGTACCTGATGCACCAGAAACTCCGCTTGTTCCACTAGTTCCAGAAGAACCAGTTCCACCAGTAGCGCCGCTTGTTCCAGAAGTTCCACTTGAGCCATTAGAACCTGATGTTCCAGAAGACCCATTAGAACCAGACGTACCTGAGGTACCTCTTGTTCCAGAAGTTCCAGAACTTCCGTTTGAACCATTAGAACCTGATGTTCCAGAGCTACCATTTGAGCCGGATGTACCGCTTGTACCTGATGAGCCATTTGATCCATTAGAACCAGAAGTTCCAGAAGAACCGTTTGAACCGGATGTACCAGAAGTACCAGATGATCCATTTGAACCAGAAGTTCCAGAAGTACCTCTTGTTCCTGAAGTTCCAGAACTTCCATTTGAGCCATTTGAACCAGAAGTTCCAGAGCTACCATTTGAGCCTGATGTACCACTTGTACCTGATGAGCCGTTTGACCCAGCAGATGCCATTAGCGTCCATTGCGCTGGACTAGTAGACGGGTTATTTCCTATATTACTTGATACTATAGAAATATAAGAACTTCCGTTAAATGAAATTACATCATTAATCGCATAAAGAGTACCACCAACCCAAATACCTTTCCATATAAAACTTGTACCACTAGTACCAGCTGATCCTGAAGTTCCTGATGTACCTGAGCTGCCATTAGAACCTGAAGTACCTGATGTTCCAGAAGAACCGTTTGAACCAGATGTACCAGAGGTTCCTGACGTACCTCGTGTTCCAGAAGAACCAGAGCTACCGTTTGATCCGTTAGAACCTGAAGTTCCAGAAGAACCATTAGAACCTGATGTACCCGAGCTTCCATTTGATCCATTAGAACCTGAGGTTCCAGAAGAACCATTTGAGCCTGAAGTACCTGAAGTACCACGTGTTCCTGAAGTACCAGACGAGCCTGATACACCTGCAGCAGATATGTCAACAATAATATCAGTGCCAGCAGATGGCGTCCAAGGTGTACCTGAAACATAAGTTACTGGAAATTCCCAATATATTCCAGTATCAAAACCTACACCAGTTGTTCTATAATATACAATTTGACCACCAATTCCACCATTTGTCTTAATTAGTGTGCCAGTACCAATTGATGGATACACTCCACTATAATTGGTTGAAGTTAATGAAACTTCCGCTATGTTTAATAGAGAAGTTGCAGCATCTAAATTACCATTATTACTATAAATTTTAGTACTGGCTAATGGAGTACCCCAATCCCAACCGTCACTAATTGCTGCTCCACTTGCTCCAGTTGAGCCTGATGTGCCGGACGTTCCTGAGCTTCCATTAGAACCGGATGTACCAGAAGTACCACGTGTTCCTGAAGTACCGGAACTGCCATTTGAACCAGAAGTTCCACTAGAGCCGTTTGAGCCGTTTGAGCCGGAAGTTCCTGAAGAACCATTAGAACCTGATGTACCAGAACTTCCGTTAGAGCCATTTGAACCTGATGTACCAGAACTTCCGTTAGAACCATTTGAACCTGATGTACCTGAAGATCCATTTGAGCCATTTGAACCTGATGTACCAGAACTTCCGTTAGAACCATTAGAACCTGAAGTACCTGAGCTTCCATTTGAGCCAGAAGTACCGCTTGAACCGTTTGAACCATTTGAGCCGGATGTTCCTGAGCTACCGCTTGAACCGTTTGAACCAGAGGTTCCTGAGCTACCATTTGAACCAGAAGTTCCCGAAGAACCGTTTGAGCCAGACGTACCGCTTGAACCGTTTGAACCATTTGAGCCGGATGTTCCTGAGCTACCGTTTGAACCAGAAGTACCTGAAGTACCTCTTGTTCCAGAAGTTCCTGAAGAACCATTTGAGCCGGATGTTCCTGAGCTACCATTTGAGCCGTTAGAGCCTGAGGTACCTGAAGTTCCACTAGAACCGTTTGAACCATTTGAACCAGAAGTACCGCTTGAACCGTTTGATCCATTTGAACCTGATGTTCCTGAAGAACCATTTGAACCTGATGTTCCACTTGAGCCATTAGAACCATTTGAACCTGAAGTACCTGAAGTTCCTGAGCTTCCGTTTGAACCAGATGTTCCTGAGCTACCATTTGAGCCGTTTGAACCTGAAGTTCCACTTGAACCATTTGAGCCGTTTGAACCTGAGGTTCCGCTTGAGCCGTTAGAACCGGAAGTACCTGAGCTACCGTTAGAACCTGAAGTTCCAGAAGAACCATTTGATCCATTAGAACCAGAAGTTCCAGAAGAACCATTTGATCCATTAGAACCTGAGGTACCACTTGAGCCGTTAGAACCATTTGAACCTGATGTTCCGCTTGTTCCCGAAGTTCCAGAAGAACCTCTTGTTCCTGAAGTTCCAGAAGAACCATTAGAACCTGACGTTCCACTTGAACCGTTTGATCCATTTGAACCAGATGTTCCTGAAGAACCATTTGAGCCGGAAGTACCAGAGCTACCGTTTGAGCCATTAGAACCTGAAGTACCAGATGTTCCAGAAGATCCATTAGAACCTGAAGTTCCACTAGTTCCAGAAGAACCATTAGAACCATTAGACCCTGAGGTACCAGAGCTTCCATTTGATCCATTAGAACCTGAAGTTCCTGAACTACCATTTGAGCCATTAGAACCAGAAGTACCGCTTGATCCATTTGAGCCATTAGAACCTGATGTACCAGAACTTCCGTTTGATCCGTTTGAACCGGAAGTTCCGCTTGTTCCAGATGTACCAGAAGTACCTCTGGTTCCTGAAGTTCCAGAAGAACCATTAGAACCTGATGTGCCAGAAGAACCGTTTGAACCTGAAGTTCCTGAGCTTCCATTTGATCCATTAGAACCTGAAGTTCCACTTGAACCGTTTGAACCGCTTGTTCCTGAAGTTCCAGATGAACCGTTTGAACCTGAAGTTCCACTAGTACCAGAAGTACCTGAAGTACCTCTTGTTCCTGAAGATCCTGAAGTTCCTGAGCTACCATTAGAGCCATTTGAACCAGATGTTCCTGAGCTACCGTTTGATCCATTTGAACCAGATGTTCCTGAGCTACCGTTAGAACCTGAAGTTCCAGAAGAACCATTAGATCCGTTTGACCCTGACGTTCCTGAAGAACCGTTAGAACCGTTTGACCCTGACGTTCCTGAAGAACCATTAGAACCGTTTGAACCTGATGTACCACTAGAACCATTAGAACCGGAAGTTCCACTAGTTCCTGAGCTACCAGTTAAGCCGGAAGAACCTGAAGTTCCGCTTGACCCGTTTGAACCGTTTGAACCTGAAGTTCCTGAGCTTCCATTTGATCCATTAGAACCAGAAGTACCGCTTGTTCCAGAAGTACCAGTTGAACCTGATGTACCTGAGGTACCACTAGTACCTGAAGTACCTCTTGTGCCAGAAGAACCGGATGTACCGCTTGAACCAGAAGTTCCTGAAGAACCGTTTGATCCGTTTGAACCCGACGTTCCTGAGCTTCCATTAGAGCCTGAAGTTCCTGAGCTTCCGCTTGAGCCATTTGAACCAGATGTACCAGAAGTTCCAGAGCTTCCATTTGATCCGTTTGAACCAGATGTTCCACTTGAGCCATTAGAACCTGAAGTTCCTGAGCTTCCGTTTGATCCATTAGAACCAGAGGTACCAGAGCTTCCATTTGATCCATTTGAACCAGACGTACCACTTGTTCCAGAAGAACCATTAGAACCGGAAGTACCAGAAGTTCCAGAAGAACCATTAGAACCGGAAGTACCTGAAGTACCAGAAGTTCCAGAAGTACCTCTTGTTCCAGAAGTACCAGATGAACCGCTTGAACCATTAGAACCAGAAGTTCCAGATGAACCATTAGACCCTGAGGTTCCACTAGTTCCAGAGCTTCCATTTGAGCCGTTTGAACCTGAAGTTCCAGATGTTCCAGAAGAACCATTTGATCCGTTTGAGCCTGATGTTCCTGAAGTTCCACTAGTACCAGAAGTACCAGAAGTACCTCTTGTTCCAGAAGAACCTGAAGTTCCTGAACTACCATTTGAACCATTAGAGCCGGATGTACCGCTTGAGCCATTAGAACCAGAAGTTCCAGAAGATCCATTAGAGCCTGAAGTACCTGAAGAACCATTTGATCCGTTTGAACCAGATGTACCTGACGTACCAGAGCTGCCGTTTGAACCTGAAGTTCCTGAGCTTCCATTTGATCCGTTTGAACCAGATGTACCGGATGTTCCGCTTGATCCATTAGATCCATTTGAACCTGATGTTCCGCTTGAACCGTTTGATCCATTTGAACCTGAAGTACCTGAAGTTCCACTTGAACCATTTGAGCCATTTGAACCTGAAGTTCCTGAAGAACCATTTGAACCTGAAGTTCCTGAGCTTCCGTTTGATCCATTAGAACCAGAAGTTCCACTTGAACCGGAAGTTCCACTTGATCCATTAGAACCTGACGTTCCTGAGCTTCCACTCGATCCATTAGAACCTGATGTTCCTGAGCTTCCGTTTGATCCATTTGAACCAGAAGTACCAGAAGAACCATTTGATCCATTTGAACCAGAAGTACCAGAAGAACCATTTGAGCCGTTTGAACCTGATGTTCCAGAAGTTCCTAAGCTACCGCTTGTTCCAGAAGAACCATTAGAACCTGACGTTCCTGAGCTTCCACTCGATCCATTAGAACCTGATGTTCCTGAGCTTCCGTTTGATCCATTTGAACCAGAAGTACCAGAAGAACCATTAGAACCAGATGTTCCAGAAGTTCCAGAAGAACCATTTGAGCCGCTTGAACCTGATGTTCCAGAAGTTCCTAAGCTACCGCTTGTTCCAGAAGAACCATTAGAACCTGATGTACCTGAGCTTCCGTTTGATCCATTAGAACCTGAAGTACCAGAAGAACCATTTGATCCATTAGAGCCAGATGTACCAGAAGTACCTGAACTACCATTAGAACCAGATGTTCCAGAAGTTCCAGAAGAACCATTTGAGCCGCTTGAACCTGAGGTTCCACTAGTTCCTGAGCTACCATTAGAACCTGAGGTTCCACTAGTACCGGAAGTACCTGACGTACCTCTTGTTCCAGAAGAACCTGAAGTTCCCGAGCTACCATTAGATCCATTTGAGCCTGACGTACCTGAGCTACCATTAGAGCCGTTTGAACCTGAAGTTCCTGAAGAACCGTTTGATCCATTTGAACCTGAAGTACCTGAGCTTCCATTAGAGCCGTTTGAACCTGAAGTTCCTGAAGAACCGTTTGATCCATTTGAACCTGAAGTACCTGAGCTTCCATTAGAACCCGAAGTTCCTGAGCTTCCATTTGATCCATTAGAACCTGAAGTTC